ACAAGAAAAACCGAAGAAATTTCAAGCCTTACGATAATGGTAATAGCTTGTTTAATGGCGTATTTTACCGTTCTATTCGTGCTCGACAAAGGCGACGAAACCCAAGCTGGCAGCGGAAACACCGCGACAGTAATTAACGAAACACCAGACAGATGAGGGCGACCATAATAACAACTAAGAGCGCAGACCCTATGCGTAAACTAATCACAAGGCGCAACGAAGCATCACTACGCAGTCATGGGTTTGATGTGTCGATTATTACGGATAACGACACGGGTAAAGAATGTTTTTGGCAGGTTTGGAATTTAGCCGTACATTTACACGGTGCTTCGCCTAAGGATGAATTGCATTTGTTTATACCGGACGACTTCGACGACATAGATACCGAACGAATGATAAAGATACATAGTGAAATGAACAAACCATACGCAATGAACGTAATAAACGACGGAAGAGTTGGTATGTGGTCGGGTGTAATGAAGGCAGACCGGGGGGAGTATTTCGTTTCCGGCATGGTAGATTGCGGTTTCTTTTGCTCTAGCGACGTAATAAAGTATTTAGAAGTGCCTAGCAATATTAGTACGGTAGACAGCTCAGGGGTTGGGCGACATATAACCATGCAGCTACTAGCCGAACGAATACCGATGTACACCCCCCACAAGTCTTTAGCGTGGCACGGCGACCACGATAGTATAATGCACCCAGCCGAACGAAAAACAAACCCACTCATAAGCCTATGAACATACTGATAGGAATGGCGACCACAGAGGAGCGCTACAAACACGCACAGCGAGTTATCAAGAATCTAAGCAACCAAGGCGCTAGCATTCACTTACAGGTAAACAGCGAGGACATCGACTATACCGATCTAGGAAAGTACGCGGGGCTTTACATAGCCCACCAAAAGAACGAGCTTCCAGACATTTACTTAACGTGTGACGACGACATAGTGTACCCAAAGAACTACGTTAAGAGAATGGTAGAGGCTATCGAAGAGCATAAATGTATAGTAACGTACCACGGACGAAAGCTAACGGGTATAGGAAAGGACTACTATAACTCCCATATTCGATTTGGTTGCCTAAACGAAGTCGACGACAACGTATTTATAGACGTGGCGGGTACGGGTGTTACTGGCTTTGCTACTGAGTATTTCAATCCGTTCTACCTATTGAACGAACCACAGAAATGTATGGCAGATTTAGTCTTCAGTTTGGCAGCAGCAAAGCAGGACAAGCAAATAAAATTACTAAAGCACGCAAAAAATATGTTCAAAGATTTGAAAATCAAAAAGGAATTAACTATATTCGAGCAGTTTAATGGAAAAGAAACCCCTGAACAAAACGAACTTGCAGACCAGATATACACTTTAAAGCGTGGATTGGAAAACAAAGATAGGTGAGAGGCATAGCGATTGGGTAAACATCGTAAGGGCACTAGGCGAGAGGCAGTACGCGGAGGATATTGTACAGGATATGTATTGCAGAATATTCTCGAAGTACGACGAAGACCAATGTATGCACAACGGAGAACCAAACGAAGCTCTGGTATTTATAGTGCTTAGAAATATCTTCTACATTTACAAGTCAGGAAATAACTGTATATCACAAAGGTATGTACCTACGTTTGTAGACTACATGAATGTGGTGTTAACGGACGAAATGAAAGATGAGAGTTACGATGAGTTTCTGGATAGGCTTGACGAATTAAAAAGTACGTGGTGTTTCTTTGACCGAAAGATATTTGAACTTCACGTAGGTACGTATGGCTCACCAAACTCTCAGGACTACGGTAAAAAATGGACGCACCGCGAGATAGCTAAAGAATCAGGTATTGGACGAAGCACAATAAACCATACATTAAAGAACTGCAAAGAATCCATACGGACGAACTTAGAGCAGGACTGGAACGAATTAATTAAATAAACAAACATGAAAAACGAAGAACAAAAACCAGATGAACAAATAGACGGCGTTAAGTTAGTAGCCGCCCTGATCTCACTAGCTGCCGCAGTGTATGCTATTTACTTCTTAATGTCCTAGGAATGGAGGCACTTGAATTATGGTTAATATCTATCGCGGTAGTATGCTCTATTACTGCGGTAGGTATGGCTATTCACGAAAAGCGTAAACGCAATGAATAAAGACGAAACGTACTATCTATCCTTAGATAAAAGGACAAACGAGTACAAGCAATGGAAAGCGAAACGAGAGCAAGCCTCTAAAGGTATTGGCGACGTAATCGCAAAAGTAACGAAAGCCACCGGAATAGACAAGGCGGTTAAGTTCCTAGCAGGTGAGGACTGCGGGTGTGACGAACGAAAGGAAGCCCTCAACAGAATGTTCCCAATAGAGAAACCAAACTGTTTAACTGAGGACGAATACAACTTTCTATCGGACTTCTTTACACACCCTTTGACCAGGTCAATACCAGAGAAGGAATGGGCGTACTTTGTGAGTGTGTACAACAGAGTGTTTAACCAACGAAAGGAAGCGTGCTACACCTGTTCAAGCGAAAACCTAAAAGGAATCTACAACCCATTAAAGCGTTACTATGACACCTACAACAGATGAGCAAGAAACTAAAGCTCCCGAAAAAAATCTAAAAGAGCTTACGGAGGCAATTTTTAATTTAGTGTCGGCTGTCGCTATGACAATTCCAGACGAAAACCAAGTGTTCGAAGAGCAAAAATATGCAACTCTATTCAATGAACACCAACGCCAAGAGATAAAGGCAAAGGTATTGATGATCATAAAAGGATTGTAAGGTGAAGGCAGAAAAAAAGACGAAGATCGACGAAGTAAGAGCATGGGTAGACATACCAGGCAAAGAAACGAAAAGCCAGATTATAAAAGAATCATTTGTAACAGGAGTAATAATCATGGCTAACTATTACGAGAGGATATGAACAAAGCAAGGTTAAGACAATCGTATAGTAAGCACCTCAAAAGAATAATGAACGAAGTAGACAGGGCGTTTAATTCATTCACGGGCTTTTATAAATTTAACGAAGAGGGCGACTAAAACGAAAGACTTAACGTCTAGTTAAAAAAACATGGAATAACTTATGCCATTCGATAAGGGTAACACACACGGGGAGGGTAGACCAAAGGGAGCAGAGAACAAACTAACCAAGGAGGCGAGGGAGTTGTTTATAGAAACACTTGAAGGTCAAGTGCCGCATATTACTGAGGCGTTCGAGAAGGTTAGAAAGGATAACCCAACGAAGTACTTAGAGCTATTTGCTAAGTACGCGCAATACTTTGTGCCTCGTAAGGTAGATAGCAACACCACGGTACAATTAGAAGGCTTCGACTTTAACGAGACACTAAAGCGCTTGCGTGGCGATAAATAGTAAATACCTTGTATTAGATAACCCTACTAGATACTTTATTGTAACGGGCGGGCGTGGGAGTAGTAAGTCGTTTTCGATTTCTACTCTTTTGTGCTTACTAACCAATGAACCGGGGCACGTTATTCTATTCACTCGATACACCCTAACGTCTGCGAGCGTATCTATTATTCCTGAGTTCATCGAAAAGATCGAGCTATTGAATATGCAAGCGCTGTTTCACATCACCAAAGACGAGATAATAAACACCACAACGGGCAGTAAGATAATATTCAAGGGTATTAAAACCAGCTCTGGTACACAAACGGCAGCGCTAAAGTCATTAACGGGAGTAACTACGTGGGTACTTGATGAGGCTGAAGAATTACAAGATGAAGAGGTCTTCGACAAGATAGACTTCTCAATCCGACAAAAAGACACCACCAACAGGGTAATACTAATTCTGAACCCGACAACAAAAGAGCATTTCATATACCGGAAGTTCTTTGAGGATAGGGGATGGAATGAGGGCGACAACGGTAGCAAAGGCGACACCACATACATACACACCACGTACCTAGATAACATCGAGCACCTGAGTGCTTCGTTTATATCTCAGATCGAGAGCATGAAAGCCCGAAGACCTGAGAAGTATAAGCACCAGATACTAGGGGGGTGGTTAGATAAAGCGGAGGGGGTTATATTTACGAACTGGACGATAGGG